CAGCATCGACCTGGACAATGCGCTTTTTAACGCCCTGGATAGTGCCTTGAGGCAGCTTTGGTTCCGCCGGCATAGTAACCATAGTCACATCATAGTTAAGGCCCACCTGGAAAGATGTAGACGCAGCTGTACCAAGGGTTATTGTAAAGGGAGAAAAGGGAACCACTTGGGTAGGCTCAACTACGCCATCCCGTATGATCTGTACGGTCTTTCCTTCCAGGTGGTCCAATGCAACAGTAGATGCAGCGCCGCCAGTAACAACGCTGTCTAATGTCAAATCTTCATCAAATTGTTCCAGGTAATAATTCACATCTGCAGAAACGGTAAAATCTGCTTTGGTCAATCGCACGTTGTCGCTAGATGTAATTCCAAGATTGTCGCCACCGAACACAGCGCGGGTTATGGCAACAACATTTGCAGCTGGGTTTGGAGCGTCGAAAGCTGCAACAGAGTCTATGGCAGCAGCCAGATTATCCGCAACCTCATCATTGGTTAATGCGCCACCGACCTGGAACTCCAGGCTATTTGCCGGCGTTGACGTTGTTGCTGTAAATGTAACCGATACACCAGCATTATCCGTAAGAACAATTGTTTCACCATTTGCAATGTTTGCAGCATCAGTAACGGTTATTGATGCTGTCGCGTATGGCTGTTTTGTTCTTTTAACAATTGTGTATGTTTCAGCAATTTCATTTGCTATGGCTAGAAACTCGCCATCAGTTGTAAAGCTGCTCGGCGCCACAACATTCTGTTCTTGCAGTATCGAGTAAACAGTCATCGAACCATCATCGCCGTTTACCAGGAAAAGACGGTCTGTCTCGTCCGTTGATGTTGCTCTGCGAACAGACATATCAATCGGAGCTTTTAACAAATGGCTACTAAATACCGATAAATTATTAGTGCCATAACTAGATGTTGTGTCCTGGAATTGAAACGCCATTAAGGATTTGCCCTGGCGTTGCACAAATATCGTTGATCCTTTTAGGTCCTCGATAGGCACACCAGGCCGGCTGCCAATGCGGCTCTGTGGTTTTACCAGAAAATTAGTTGGCGTTACCGGTTCATTGCCCAGCTGCGAAACAACAAACTCACCAGCTGTTGTAAATATCTGCAGATCTGGCCCAGGGTTCAAATGCGTAATGACGTTTAGCTGATTAGTGTTGATAGTTGCTTCTACACTTTCATCATCGAGGCCGGTGCCAACATCAAAATTAAAATAATCAATGACCTTGCTGCCCCATATTGTATTAGGCCTCGATGCGCTGCCGCCGAAATATAGCCGGCCTTCATGGAAAGCAGCTGACCTGGGCCAGCCACGGGCATCACTCCAAACATCTTCGTAGCCATGCTCGGACTCCCAATTGCCAGATGTAATTGCGCTAGTATCGAAAAACGGTATTTCGACATAACCTTTCATTACAGTATCACTGACATACTCAACATACCGAACACGGCCAAAACCATTTATTACATTTAAGTATTCACCTACCGCAGCTTCCTTAAATGCTTTGATCTCATATTGACTGGTCGCATCAGGCGCCGTATCCCAATCAGGGTAAACAGTTAATACTTTTGTTGAGGCAACATAATCTTCAACATGCCTGGTTTGTCCAGATCCAGTGCCGGCGGTAATCTCAATAAACATACCATTAGGCTGGTCATCAGATGTAAAGCTGGTTGCAGCCTTTAGCGTGATTGTATCAGCGCCACCCGCCTGGGCAGTACCGGTATCAGTCGTTACGCTCGATGCTGTAATTGTAATATTGCCCTCGATGGCGCTGGGCGTGATTGTAAATGTCGGTTCATGCGTATCAAGCAAGTACGCATATCTAGGAATAAATGTAAGAGGCAGATCGCCAACGGTCCAGCTTGTATCGGAATTACGCAACAGTCTTTGCGGCTGCAGATCCTCATGCACCAGGATTAATGTATCAACAGCCTGGATGTAATTCAGCTCATTAATTACGCTAGATGTAATTGCAGATACGGTGATGTAATCATTTCCGCTGCCATTTATGTTTGTCTGCAAAACGCCGCCTTTAAATACATAAATGCGGCCAACAACAACAATCAGGAGATAGCTGTCGTTTACGCTGTACTCAAATGGAATCATCTTAAATTGTGTAAATGAGCTGCCAAAGTCATATATAAATTTTAGACCAGCTCGGCGCTTTGCCCCGCCTTGCGGTTGAATAGTAACATTCTCCGCTGTCTCCAGGGCGTTCTGATATTGCTGCAAATCAGTCCTGGCTCGGAGCAATGGGTCCAGCTCACCAACACTGAAATTAGTTTGAAACTGAACAATACGGGCCATTATCTTACCTGGATTAGTGCATAATCTTCGATGATCTGTGGCAACCGGCCACGGCTATCAATATTTACAGCTTCACGAAACAGCCCACCGCGACCGTTTTCGCCAGGGCTGCCGTAAGCAATTTGACGGAAATAATCTGCTTTAGATGCCTGGTCGGTAATAATCATGCCAAGCTCACCGGCAAATGCGTTGCGGAGAAGATGCACAAAATAAACTGGCATCTTAGACTCTGAAACGCTTTCTTGATAATCAATATAAACAGTTTCGAGATCTGTATACAGCTGGTCGCCGTATATTTCCCAACCATCATTAATAGGCGTTTGGTTAGTTGCCGCTGTTTCAAATACCGCCTGGACGCCAGACAAGATATTGCCAGGCAGCTGGTACGCATATTTAAATTCATTGATTGGAGCCGTGGCAAGTCTGCCCAAAGATGTTTTCTTATATGTCCAGCTCCAGGGATATCTTGCTAATAGAGCATCACGGAGATCTGGATAAAGGCGGTCACATGCCTGGGCAGCGTCAGTGCCTTCAGTAAAAGAAGAAATTGGGGCTGCCCCCAACATAATCAAAGCATCAGAGCATATAGATAGATCGGTATCGCCGGCAGCCATATAAACACTCCATTATGGGTTTTGGTGGTGAGGCGTTCGGAATTAACCCCACCACCAAATTTTGTTTAGTCGCTATCTGTAGCGGCCAAAGTAGTGCCGTCAGCAACGTCGACAACGCCCGATGCGTTAGACAACACTTGAGTCAACGTGCAAACTGCAGTGCCTCCAGTTGATGTCACACAATAGATTAAGTCACCGACTTCCAGAATATCTGAAAGGTCGTTAAAATAACCTGCGGTGTTTACGTCAGCAATTGCGTCAGCTGTCTTATACGCATAAATGCCAGGAGCATTTCCGCGCTTTGACGCCATTACAGTTGCGAAACCAGTAGATGAATAAGCCATATCTTATCTCCTTATTCAGTACAGCTGATTTTGACAATGCCTTCATCGTCAATAGCAACCGCGCCAGCTGAGAACATTGAAGAAACTAGGAAGCTAGTTTTTTCTGGAATGTAGTTCACTTCTGTCTTTTGTGCCATTGACTCGGCATAACCAAGTGCATCTTTGTGCCAGGCAAAGCATGAGCGAGTTGATGGCTTCGGCAAGCCGCCCTCGTCACGATCACCAATCGTCAGCACATTAAAGCCCATGAACGATGAGACTTCCCCGCGAACCAAGGCTTTTACGCTGGCAAAATCAGCTGATGTGATTTCAGTTTCGCCAAGCAAAGCATCGAGCTGAGAAGCGTGCATGAGAAGATAACGGCCCTCTGAAGGTACGTTCTTTTCATTCATCGCTTTCGCAGTAGCGCGGAGCTTCTCGATGTTCATGTTTGTGCCAGCACCACCAACGGTTGTTGCAACGGTTGATGGAGCTGCAGCTGCATTAAGTGCATCAATGCAGAGCTGATCGACACGCCGAGCGATTGCTTTTGAAACTACCTCGACTAGCTCCCGCCGTTCATCAAAATTGATGTGGGTTTGATGGAAGATGTCTGAATACTCAGCTGCAATAAAATCTGACATATTCGCGGTTACTTGCGAGTAAGTCACATTCAACGGGGTTACGTCAGTTTGGTTAATCCGAGGTGTTGCTACACCTTTACCAATTTTTGGAAACTTAACAGTGTTTCCTTGAACACCGGTCCGTGTACGCATTGTGCCGCGCAAGACCGACTCCGACTGATATGCTTGTTTCACTTCACTTTCAAAGAGTGTAACAAACGCTGTGGTTACATTCTGCGCCATAGCAGAATCCTCCTATTAAGGTTTCGACTAAAACGCAATCCGTTATCCTTACGGGCGGGTCGCTTGCGCGTATGTGGCTGCGCCGGCCAACGGGTTCACCGTATAGAAGGGCCGCAGCGGTTATCCTTCAAATACTATATTTACACCCAATTGGCCGGCGATGCAACAATATCTAGTTATTAGCCTCTGCCCATTGCTTTTCGACTTTAGTGCGGAACCCAACATCTGTTAGCCATCTTGGGTCAGCAATAGCAGCTTCGAGATCTTCTTTTGTCATAGATGGCGAGTTTACTGCCGGCTGCACCGGTATGCCTTCATTAGTCAATGCCTGGTGATATTTGATGAAAGCATTGATGCTATCAGCATTATCTAAGCTATATGCCAGGTTATGCCTTTCCTCATCAGTCAGCGGGGCCTTGGTTATTAAACGCTCGACCATGGCAATCTTTTCTTGTGCGCGATCACCCAGCTTGGCCCGTTCTTCTTGAGCATCAAGCTCAAATGCTTCGGCCTCTTGCTTGGTCACGGATAAAATTTGCTGGCCCAATTCTTCAAACGCAGCCTGGCTGATGCCATTTTCTTTTGCCCAATTTGCAAAAATTTGAAAGCCTGGTTCTTCAGCATCGAGGCCCTGCTCTGCCAAAGAGTTATATTCATAATCACCATCAGGCGCCTTATGCTTTCCCTGGCTAAATTTTTTACGCAGCTCGTTATAGCTTTTGGCAAGTTCTTCAACATTCGGACCATCCTCATCCCAAAACTGATCTGGATAATACTCTGGCCGCTCTAACGGCTCGTCATCTGTTGTAAACTCAGCTTGCTGCTGTTGTGACTCAGAGTCGTCATAAAGCGGCATAGGAGCCTCTGTGACGGCTTCTGGCGTTTCCATAGCATTAGCTGGGTTAATTAGCGGAGCATCGGCCTCCTGGACCTGTTCTGCGCTTTGTACTGCATCATTCATTGTTTGACCTTCCTAATCGTTTTTCAATCATACGGACCATTTCAGCCATCCCCGTCCGCACAAAACCAAAACTGGCATCCTCACCTGGCACCCAGGATGGCTGCTCAATAGTGATTTGCCTTAGATGGCTTAATACCTTTTGCCCTTCAGATGTTTTAAATACTTTGCCATAAAGTATATCTAAATCGTCTGGTCCTGGTTTAGCTGTCTCAGCTGGGATCAGGCTCTCCCACCCTTCCTCATTCATACCATTGATTCCTCAACGGCCCCTTGCGCTTGTTGTGCCTCTGGTGGGGCCATCATTTGTTGTAATTGCTGCATCATCATTTGCTGTTCTTCTGGCGTTGCCAGCAGCTCCTGGGCGATGCCGAGGCGTTCTGCGATAAATTTCAATACCCGTGGGACTGCAACAGTTGTTTGACCTTGCGGCCCCATGCTGTTTGCAATCTGCATGTATTGAATAACGTCATTAATTTCTTGCAGCTTTTGTGCCTGGGCAAGCGGGGATACCGGAGTAACCTTTACCTCAACACCATTTACACGCAGCGGCAAATCAATCATCCCTTGCTGATCCAGGACAAATAATGTCCGGCTAACAATCGGCACCAGGATTTCTGTTATCATTCTGCCAAAGGCACTTCCCAAATTAGTTGCCAGCTCACGGGTCCTTTCTGAGATTTCCGTTGCGGATCTGGCACTCATGTTGTCTGGCGGCAGTGTATCGTCCATCATAATCTTTTTAATGTTCATACGCAGATCATTAATTACAATCTGGCTTACATTAAAATCCCCAGCTTTCGGCAGCGGGGTCAACGATGGGCCTTGTGCGCCACCATTTCGGGCAACAGAAATAATGCTGCCTGGCTGTATCTTGACGTTTTGCGGATTTAACACACCATCATCTGCAGCTGTATAAACACCGGCAATGGCCAGGCTGGCGTTCTTGAGCAGCAGCTCGAGCGTCTTGTTTAACGTTTTAATATCACTGATCGCTGTAACCAACGGCCCCCGTCCATATACCTCGCCGGCGACCTTAGTGTACCTGGCAACAACAAATGGCGATGACCGCATTTCACGATAGACAAGCTCTTGTTTCTTTGCCGGCCAAATAACGTGGTAATGATACCGGCCAGTTTCTTGATCCAGGATAACTGCATCTATTAGATCCAATTCTTTTTCTGGTGACCTGGTAATGGCATCCTCTAAATCGACAGACATTTTAACATCACGAAACTCTGTCTGGATTGCTTCTGCTTTTACCCGCAGCTTACGATACACATTATCGACATTGCCGTATGAACCTTCCTCGATTGCAACCAGATATTGTGGGATCGAGTTAAACCGGATTGGTGTAGACTCATCGCCAGGCGTAATCATCATTACAGCTGTACCAACGGCCAGATCCATAAGAAACTCGCCCATGGCCAGATCAAAATTAGTCTGACGCAATGTCTCGAACATACGAATATTGTATTTGTCCAGGGCCTCCTGGGCAGCTTCCTGGTCATCTTCTGGGATTGCACTACCTGGCTCCAGACGGCACCATTGTTTATAGGGAGGAAAAAGTCCCGCCTGGAGTCTATTGGCAAACCGCTGTGTCGCGTGGATTGCCGTTGAGTCAAACACACGGGCCATTTTGCCTTTGCCGGCAACCTTGCCCTCATAATATCCGCTGTAAAGATTGCGCTGCGGCAGAGCAAACTCATAGCAATCCTCGTAAATAGACCGCCATTCGTCTTTTCTGGCCTGTGCCTTGGCCTCACGTTCCATTAATTCTTTTACATTAAGCCTTGGCATTTTTTAGCCTCTTACTGATGTTTTTAGATTTAGACCTAGCATCCGCTTTAGATGAAGCACCCCAGGCACGGAGCGATAACAGGAGCCTGGTGGGGCGTCCCTTTGAGTCACGCTCCGGCCCAGGATTACCCGCCATCCGAGCGAGGAAGGATGCTCGGCGGGGATTATCGCCACGCTTTACCGGCGGTTTTAGGTTAGCGCCTTCTTTGCGCCGGTAATGATCGCGGCCAGCTTGGTTAAGACCGCCGCTTGGATTTTGGTGCTTTTTTAGTGTCACTAGCTTTGCTCCGTGGCGTCTTTTTCTTTACCTCTGCAACAATCTCATCAAGCACCTTTTCCATTGGCTGGATAGCTTTTCTAAGACGAACCCGAGGATCTTCTTTAATTTTAGTCATTATTGCGGCCCTAGGGTTGTTTGCTTTTGATCTCCGCCCTGGTTGCCCTGGCTCATTAACAAACGCATACCACCAGTACGTCTTGCC